GGCAGCAGCTGAAGAAGCTGTAGCCCCTGAAGAAGGTCCTTGGCAGCCAGACACAACACAACCGCTACGGACTACGACGTTTAAGGATATCGTGGGCTGGACATCATTCAAGCGTGAGCGGCAGCTAAATGCAAGCGCATCACACGCGGTGGCAGCTTACAGGTCCTTTGACCCTATTGATGGCGAGCACATTCCAGTGGAGGCCAGGGTCAACTTTGTCGAGTCGATTAAGCAAGGGGTGAACAAGCTTGTAGCCAGACCGAGGAGACACAACGTGCGACACCGTGCTGCCAATCGGTATTACCGTAGGGTAGCCATCGTTAAAGCGTTGGTTGACAAGGTAAGGTTTGAGTCACCAGGGGTTTTCTCGGGGAGTGATGCGGACAAGAGGTCCCTTCACATCATAGTGCGACGCGTCATAAAAGAGGCGCTAGACTCCGGTGTTGAGTTGCCAAATACTAAAGCCAAGTTTCCAGAGCGGGAGTGTGCCTGGTACTTGAAGGCAGTCATCACGTCGTACTATATCAGGGAGGAGGATGACGAGTGGTGGGACCGTCTAGCGGCAGAGGGCAGCGCAATTACTGCGTAGGGGTGCCTCGTGCGTATGGAGGCTAGAACGACGTCTGCTGTGCAATATCACAACGGGACGTCATTCAGGGGAATAGCCGTAAGGACGCATGTGGATGCCAAGCCAGCAAAGCCTAGACATGTAGTATTAGAACCATATTTATCCGCCCGCGTTGATTTTGGGGCACATAATAATAATTTACCCAACCTGGTTCGGGGCCTTAATGAGCGTGTGTTTAACGTCAAAGGTAAATCAGGGTTGGTTCCCACCCCCCAGCCAGTTAAGGGGGCATGGAGGGAATTGGATTGGTTAGCCGTGAGGCTGTCTGACAGAGTACGTGAGCGCGGAAGGTGTCAACATCTGACCTGTAAGGAATTTATCGAACAGTGTCCCTCGCACAAGCGGAAATTGTATGCATCTGCAGCTGAGCAGTATAACCGCCAAGGATGGTCGAATCGTGATACGCGGATCAAAGTGTTCGTGAAGTTTGAGAAATTGAATTTCACGAAGAAGGGAGATCCAGCGCCCCGTGTGATACAACCACGATCGCCAGTGTATAATATAGCTTTAGGTAGATTCACCAGACGTGTCGAGGATGAGATATATCAGGCCTTGACCGAAGAGTGGGGTGGAGACGGTAGTAAGGTGGTAATGAAGGGTTTAACAGTGGAGGAAGTCGCTACAGAATTAAGGAAGAAGTGGAACAGGTTCAAGAGTCCCGTTGCTATCGGACTAGACGCAAGTCGGTTCGATCAGCACGTTAGTGTAGATGCCTTGAAGTGGGAACATGCCATCCTTAAGCGGATTTTTGATCACCACGCCGAGCTTAGAGCAGCGCTCAAGGCTCAGTTGCGGAATAAGGGGTTCGCTTTTGTTGATGGACACAAAGTCACGTATGAGGTTGATGGAACCCGGGCCAGTGGAGATATGAACACTGGTGTCGGGAATTGTAAGATCATGGTTAGTTTGGTCAAATGGTACCTCATGTCGATTGGGGTGCCGGCTGAGCTTGGTAACAATGGTGATGACTGCCTGGTTTTCATGGACAACTGCAACTTATATAAGTTAGCAGGGATTAGTGAGTGGTTTTTGAGGTTTGGGTTTGAGATGGAGGTTGAGAAGCCTGTTTACGAGTTTGAGGAGTGCGTGTTTTGCCAGATGCAACCAGTGTTGGTGGATGCAGTGGAGGACAGGTGGGTAATGTGCAGGCAGCCCCAGGTTGCTTTTGCCAAGGATTCTTTGAGCTTGTCCGTAAGCACGGAGTTAGGGTATCGGCAGTGGTCCTACCAGGTTGGGGTAGGTGGCTTGGCGTTGTATGGCGATATGCCAATCTTTTGTGAATTGTACAAAGTTTACAAGAGGGAAGGTGTGCCCAGCAACTTAATGAAGGCTAATATCGTTGCCGACTCAGGATTCATCCGTTTGAGCCGGACCCCGAGAGTTAGGGGAGACCACGTTAGGGAGATTAGCGACGACACCCGAGTGTCATTTTTTAAAGCATTCGGTTACCCACCGTCAATGCAAATTGCAATGGAGAACGAGATTAAAGCGAGAAGCTACAGCGGCGTTCGGAATCTTCCGGTGAACATCGCTATCAGCAGCGGATTGACAACCATCTAGGCTTTGTGACTCGATGT